TCGTTTTTTTATTGCGTTTACGGAACTTCAAACCAGATTCACACGCGCACGCGCGGGATTATAAAATGACACGCAAAAAAAACGCTAATACTATTGATGATGATTTAAATTCCTTTGCATTGGCTAATCAAATTGTTGCGCCTCCTAGAGGGGTTACGCTTGATAGTGAAGATGAGGAAATCATTTGGGAACAATTTACCTCTACTCGATCACCTGATTCGTGGCGCGACTTTGATTTAGTGTTATTGGCTAAGACGGTCAAAATAGAAGCACGCATAAGAAAGCATCAAAAAGAATTAGATGCGATGGGTTCAATGATTGAGAATCAACGTGGCACGCCAATTGAAAACCCTTTGTTTCGTATCATCGACACCTTGACGCGACAGCAAATGGCAGTCATTCGGTCAATGAGTTTGAATCAAACCAAGTCAGACCCAAGAGTTTTAAACGCTACGGGCAAGAAAATCATTAACGCACGTTCAGCCATGGAGTCTATGGACGATGAGTTAATACCAAGATTAAGGGCGGTACAGTGACAAGAGGCGAAAAGGTAATTGCTTTTATTGAAACATTTTGCAACGTGCCAGAAGGCAAACACGTTGGTAAGCCTATTGTCCTTGACCCGTTTCAAAAAAAGTTTATTCTTGAAATTTACGACAACGTTGCTAAGACTCGCAGAGCGTATTTATCTATTGCTCGTAAGAACGGGAAAACTGGCCTGATAGCGGGCATTGTGTTGGCTCACTTAGTCGGGCCAGAAGCCAAGCAAAACAGTCAAATCATTTCAGGCGCTCGCTCAAGAGATCAAGCCGCGCAGGTCTACAACTACGCCTCTAAGATGGTAATGCTTTCGCCTCAGTTGTCCGAAGTGGTGCGCGTTATCCCATCAAGTAAGAAATTAATTGGCTTGCCTTTGAACGTAGAGTACAAAGCGCTATCAGCCGAAGCTAAAACAGCGCATGGTTTGTCGCCTATTGTGGCTATTCTTGATGAGGTTGGGCAAGTACGTGGCCCTCAAGATGACTTTATTGACGCCATTACTACCGCACAAGGGGCGCATGAGTCACCTTTATTGATGGCCATTAGCACTCAAGCAGCAGATGATGCCGATCTGTTTAGCGTTTGGATAGATGACGCGCTCGGTTCGCATGACCCAAAGATTGTTTGCCACCTGTACGCAGCGCCTCCAGAGGCGGGTTTATTAGATCAAGACGGCTGGCGCGACGCTAACCCTGCAATGGGAACTTTTCGTTCGGTAGAAGATTTAGAAGAGCAAGCCAAGCAAGCGGTACGTATGCCATCAAGCGAGAACACTTTTCGCAATCTATGTCTGAATCAACGCGTCAGTACGGTGTCGCCTTTTATCTCTCGCGATGTGTGGAAGTCGTGTGGGGGGGCGGTGTTGGAATTTGGAGACACCGAAGTTTTTGCAGGTTTAGACCTATCGGCACGCACCGATCTTACAGCACTGATTATTACTGGTAAAATTAATGCTGTATGGCACACTAAGGCATACTTTTGGACGCCTGAGAAGGGTTTAATTGACCGCTCTAAGCGTGATAGACAGCCTTATGACATGTGGGTAAGACAAAGTTACATGCAGACCACACCTGGTGCGACTGTAGATTACGAGTATGTGGCGCATGATATTGCTGCATTATTAGAGAATTTAAACGTTAAAGCAGTGGCTTATGACCGTTGGCGCATTGATTTAATGCGTAAAGAATTGGATAAAATAGGTGCAAACTTACCTTTAATTGAGTTTGGCCAAGGATATAAAGATATGTCTGGCGCTCTTGATGCGTTAGAATCGGAGTTATTGAATAAACGAGTCGCGCACGGTAACAACCCAGTTCTTACTATGTGCGCGGCAAATGCCGTAGTATCAAAAGACCCTGCAGGAAACAGAAAATTGGATAAAGCTAAAGCAACAGGTAGAATTGATGGATTAGTTGCAATGTCAATGGCGTTTGGTATGGCGGCTAATTACGTTAATGACTTTGACGAAGAATCGTTCAACGATTTTTTGGCCAAGCCAATAGGGAAATAAAACATGGCAACGTTTTGGTCAGATCTTTGGTCTAATTTAGTTGGTGGCACAACAACAGAGCGCAACATTGGCGTGCAGTACGCGCAACCCGCCTATGCAGAGCCGTCTGCGGTTGCGGTTACGGAAGACACTGCCATGCAAGTTAGCGCGGTGTGGGCTTGCGTGCGCTTACTGTCTGAAACGGTTTCTAGTTTGCCATTTAACGTTTATCGAAAGAATCCACAAGGCAGAGAGTTGGCGCCAGACTTCTATTTTTCTAAATTAATGAACCGCAAACCTAATCGTTACCAAACTCGTCAAGAGTTTATGGAAACGATGATGCTAAATTTAACTATGCACGGTAATGCATACGCATTAATTGACCGCGTAAATGGCAAGATTAGATCAATGATGCCACTTATGTCGGCACAAGTTGAAGTTAGATTGTTAAATGATGGCGCGGTTGTGTATGAATATACGCGTGATAACAACGTTATGTTCTATGCTGATTCATCAATTTGGCACATAAAACTGTACGGTAACGGCATTATCGGCAAATCACCATTGGCTTTTGGACGCAATATGATTGGTATTGCTCAGGCGGGTGAGAATATTGTTTCTAAAGTTTATGCAAACAACGGTAAACGTTCGGGCGTATTGTCAATTGATCGTCAATTAACACCCGATCAGCGCGAACAGATTAGAAGTAACTTTTCAAGTTTAGCCATGGGGTCTGACGATAGACTCTTGGTGCTTGAGTACGGCATGAAGTTTGACCCTATTGCAATGTCGCCCCAAGATATTGAGCTACTTGCCTCGCGCAAGTTTCAGCTTGAGGAAATATGCCGATGGTTTGGCGTGCCAAGCGTAATGGTCAATGACACTTCAGGTTCTACGACTTGGGGTAGCGGTATTGAACAGATTGTTAGCGGTTTTTATAAATTAAATTTGCGCCCGTACCTAGAACGGTTTGAGGCAAGTATTCAAGCCAATTTGTTTAGCGAGCTTGAAGACAGTCAGTACGAAGTTGAGTTTGATTTTGAGGGATTGTTACGCTCTGATCTAAAATCAAGATTAGAGGGTTATCGTACTGCTGTATCGGGAAGTATTTTAACGCCCAATGAGGCGAGACGAATCGAAGGTTGGTCAGCATTGGCGGGCGGGGACGATTTATTGTCACAAGTAAATATGACTCCATTACGGAGTTTGGGGGCAACAGATGAAACACAAATTACTCAACCTTGACGCAACAAGCGTTAAGTTTTACGAAGGCAAGCAAGGGGTATTCTCAGGCTACGCCTCAGTCTTTGGTGGCGTAGATAGCTATGGGGATAGTATATTCCCTGGTGCTTACAAGAAAACCATTACAGAACGTGAACGCCCTGTACAAATGCGTTGGAATCATTACGGCGAAATTGTCGGTAAATGGACACGCATGGAAGAGGACGAAAAGGGTTTGTACGTAGAGGGCGAATTGACCCCTGGCCATTCTAAAGCTCAAGACGTATACGCCTCTCTTATGCACGGCGCAATCTCAGGCATGTCAATTGGCTATAAACCTAAAAAGTTTGTTGAAAACGAGAAAGGCGGTTATGATTTATACGAGATTGACTTAGTGGAAATATCAGTCGTGGAATCACCCGCAGATTTAAATGCACAAGTTAATCGTATTAAAGCTGATGTTGATAGTTTTAATACATTTAAAGAATTTGAAGACCTTTTGAGAGAGTCAAACGGTCTTTCAAAAAGTGATGCTCTTTGGGTAGTCGAAGGCATTAAGCGGTTGTCTCTTGGTGAGCAAGAGAAAACACCTGTAATAAAAGAAAGTGCACTATCAGACGAGGCAATTAGACTTGCCTTTTATCTTGCTCAACTTAGGAGTTAATCATGAGCGAACTTATCATTAAAGCCGTCGAAGACGGTATTAAATCAGTAGAAACAAAGTTAAGCGTGCAATTAAATTCAGCAATGGAAAAATACGAAGGCCAAGTCGCTCTTAACGGCAAGGCACAAGAGGAAATTCGCGCTGAAGTTAAACAATTGTCATCGGACTTTGAATCAGCCGTGACTGAATTGTCACAAAAGATGCAAAACCGTGGCGTATCAGCACCTGAAATGACTGCCGGCGAAGAGTTCACTAAGTCTGAACAATTCAAAGCATTGGTTACAGGTCAAGTACAACGCGCACGCCTTGATGTTAAGAACACTGTGGTGTCAAACGGCACAACAGCTTTCCCGACACAACGCCCTGGCGTGATTCGTGGCGACTTTGCACCGCTTACTATTCGTGAATTGTTTACGTCAATTCCTGTGACTAGCAATATGGTTAATAGCTTGCGTGAAGCCTCATTTGTAAACAGCGCAGCCGAAGTTAGCCAAGGCGCTGCAAAGCCTGAATCAGATGCAACCTTTGAACAATACAATGTGCCAATCACAACCGTGGCTCATTGGATTAAAGTTTCAAACCAGTTGTTAGCTGATGCCCCTGCAATTGTTGCTTACATTGACGCCCGCGCCCGTGACGGTTTGGCTCAACGTATCGACGCTCAACTCCTGAACGGTAATGGCACATCGCCCAACTTGTCAGGATTAACCGATACAGGTAACTTTACTGCTTACACTGCAACGGCAAGCGATTTGTTGGTAGACGCCATTAACCGCGCTAAGTGGGCATTGTGGGCAACTGGCAATACGCCTGATACAGTCATTGTTAACCCTGCTGATTGGGGCGCAATGGAGCGTACACGCGAAGGCGCTAACACTGGCATGTATTTGTATGGCGCACCTGGCTCGAACGGGATGGCAAATCCTTTTGGCTTGCGTATCGTCATTAGCAACAACATGACTGCTGGCAAATTCTTGGTTGGCGCAATTGCTAACTCAACAGCTCTTTATGTTCGTTCAGGTGCTACTGTTGAGATGGGCTACGTAAACGATGACTTTACCAAGAACTTGGTAACTATTCGTGTTGAAGAGCGCCTTGGTTTAGGTGTTGAGCGCCCAAGCGCACTGCTTTACGGCAACTTTACAGCCACAGCAGGCTAAAGTACTTGTTTTGATCTGGGGGATCGGGTCAAAAGCTCGATTCCCCATTTTGTTTGGAGTCATAATGAAAGTATCTATTACAGCAAAAGCAATACTTGACGACAAATTAGGCAAACTTATGAAAGATGACGTAGTTGATTTGCCTGATGATAAAGCACAGTTTTATCTTGAGCGTGGCGAAGTGACGGTTTATAAAACCAAGGTATTGCATGAAAGTCCAGAGCCATTAACTGTGCCAGAAAGCACAAAAGTTCGAAAGATCTTTAAGTCATTACAGACAAAATCATAGATATTTGATCAATATGAGCAACATCAAATTTCCGTTTTGGCAAGAGGTTCGTAAACTGTTAATTGACAGGCAAAACGGGACTTATGCCGAGCGCGTAGAGGCTTACCCACCCACCAAGTTAATGACAGATTCTGATGGCGATTACGCTCGTTTACGGGTTGACGTAGGACAAACTGGATTTTTTGCAGGGCGAGAGGCTCGCACCTTTTACGAATTCAGTATTGCAAGCGGTGCGAGACAGGTAATTAAAGTCGTTTCTCCTACCGATACTGTTTTGCAAAATTTGTCAGTAGATTTATTTTTATCTGAGATTAGATTAGAATTAGTTGTAGGTGGCACAGAGGGCGGTACGTTTGCCACTCCTTTACCTATTTTTAAAACTAACACGATGTCAACCGCTTCAAGTTATGTGCCACAAGTTACAATGAATCGAGGTGGTACGCATACGGGCGGTACAGTTGTTGATTTAATACAAACAGTAACCGATACCAATCCTAACAAAGCTACACCCACAGGGGCTAGTGAAGATTCGCCCCAAGGTTTCGCAGCAGGTACTTTTTACATTCGTTTAATTAATACTGACGGGGCAACCGCCAACGGCATTTTTAGAGCAAGATGGGAAGAAAGACCATGAGCGTCATTACACTTAGCGAAGCAAAATCATTTTTAGACGTTATTCATAGCGCTGACGATGAAAAATTGCAATTGTTAATAGAAGCCGCTGAAGATGAAGCTAAACAATATCTAAATCGAAACAACCTTGATGAATGGGATAGTAATAATCAAGGGATTGATTTAGTGCCTGGTTCGGTTTTATTGGGCATTTTATTATTATTACAATCTAATTACCAAGCCACACCTGAAGAAATGCAAGAGTTACGCAAGGTAGCAGAAATCAAGTTAACGCCTTATCGCTTAGAAATGGGTGTTTAAATGTTATCGCACAGATTACGGCATCGCGTGGCGGTTCAAGAGTTAGTGGAATATCAACACTCAACCACAGGGGCTGTAACGCGCACTTGGCAAAACGTGTGGTTAGATAACAATACCGAATTAGCAAATGTGCCTGCTGAAGTTTTAACAGGCGCAGGGCGCGAAATGGTACAGTCAGAATCAAAACAAGGCGAAATAACGGCGCGTATAAATATGCGTTGGTTTCCCGACCTCACTCAAAAAATGCGTATTTTGTGGGACAATCAAATTTTTAATATAGAATCTATCGAAACAGATGTTACCGCTAGGCGTGAATACCGTTTGAAATGCACTGCTGGCGTTAATGACGGTCAATAACAATGAAAATTGAAATGAAACTTGAAGGTTTAGATGGGGTTTTAAAAACCTTAAAATCTTTACCACCTGAAATAGTCAGCAAGCGCGGTGGGCCAGTCAAGTTAGCTTTAGCCAAAGGCGCACGCGTCATTGCTAGCGAAGTAAAAAAGAATCTTAGATCAGTTATTAAAACAGATGAATCAACAGGGTTTTTATTAAAAAACATTATTGTAAGCCGAGGCAAAGAACCAAAAGGCACGCGAGGCGAACGCTATTTGGTTAGAGTCAAGCGCAAGACTTACCCAGATCGAGAAGGCAAGCCTGTAAATACGTTAAAAACGGCACACATTCTTGAGTATGGATCTGAGAAACAAACCGCCACGCCATTTATTAGACCCGCTGCGATTTCCAAATATCAAGAAGCTATTACAACGATAAGTACAGACTTAGTAAAAAGACTTGATAAAATAGTTGCAAACTTAGCAAGGAATAATAAATAATGTTGCCTGCTGTATATAGCCTTTTACGTCAAAACTCTACAGTATTGGCAACCGTTGCCAATCGTATTTATCGCCACGGTAGCGCACCTCAAAACGTGGTTAAACCGTACATCACTTGGTTTGTCGTTATGGGTATGCCAGAAGTACAATTATCAGGCGCTCCTTGTAGTGATTTTGATAGTGTACAAATTGACTGTTGGAGCGAAACAGACACGCAAGTGGAAACTTTAGGGTATGCTGTAAGAAAAGCGCTTGATGATGCTAAAATTGTTAACAGGATTGTTCAGAACAACCGAGAAGATGATACTCGGTTATATCGAATCGGAATAGAAGCCGATTTTATTCATTCTTCTCGCTAGGGGAAATATTATGACGATAGGCGTATTAAAAACACAAGGTACAGAGTTATTCTT